ATATGAAAGCAAAGTATCGTAATTTAACCGCAGAAGAAATGGTTGAACAGGTTGATTGGATTAGAAATCTCCATCCTGAAATCGATACTAATCAGTGTAAAGAATTTAAGGTCAATATGACCAGAATGGGTGAACCTGCTCTTAACTGGGAAGAGGTTCAGAAAGCTGCAAAAATTCTCCAGGAAAAATACCCAAATGTTCATATCTATGTTTCTACAATCGGTGTAAAGGGAACTGATTTCTCCTGGATTAAAGGTAATGTTACTTTACAGATTTCTCTCCATTCTTTTGATGAAGACCACAGAGACTGGCTGATTCCTTACAAGAATAAGATGACTCTTGAAGAACTCGGTCAGATTAGAACTGAATCTAATTTGAAGACAACTGTCAACATGACTCTTGTCAATGAAGATGATTTCAATTTGGAACTTCTTGAAAAGTATTTTGATAAAGACTACTTCTTCATTAAACTTTCTCCAATTAACAAGAATGAAGTTTCTGAGTCCAATGGAATGGGCGATGGCGTCATTGAAGGAATTAATTTAGTCTAATGGGTGTAAAGAAAAGCATATTCAGATACAGGGTTATTACTAACCTTAATTGTAATATGAATGAGTCTACTGGTCCTCATGGTAACTGTTATTTTTGTTACCAGCCTTTAAAGGAACCATTACAGTTAGATATGGCTAAGGCTATTTCTACTATGGATAAAGTCGGTATTCTCAAACGTGCTACTATTATGGGTGGTGAGTCTACTATCAGAAAAGATTTACCTGATATTATTCGAGCAGTAAAAGCACATGTATCTGAAGACGTCTGTCTGGTCACAAATGGAATACTTCTGGACGAAGAAAGGATTAAGTCTTATAGTGAAGCAGGGTTAACAGAAGTCGCGATTTCTGTGTCCTCTATGGAGCAATATGCAAGACGTAGAGACCAGGCATTGCTTTGCAGAAAGTATATCCCAAATACTAGATTAAATATTCCTAAATGTAAGGAAAGCACGGGTGATAAACTCGTAGAACTTTTAAAAGCCTGTCTTACCGATAATTTTTATGTCGTTGTCTGTGAAGACTTGATGGGAAGATATTCGGACTTTGATTTCCAAGATAAAATGGGAACATCCAAAGTCAAAGACGATGGCTGTAATTTTTATGATTATGTCTGGAAAGACGAAAATGGTATAAGTCATCAATTTGGTGTATTTGGTAATTATACTGGATATGATGCAACTGATATTATTATTACCCCAGTTGGTAATTTCTGTAAATGGGAACAATATTGTAAGAAAATTGGAAATTCTGAATTAAACAAAACATATAGTTCTGCCGATTATGAGGATCTCGATTATGAAGCGCTCAAGGATTTCATCGACTCAAAACCTATGCATTGATATAGGCTCAGGCTATAATCCAGCAAAAGGTTTTAAAACTGCGGATATCACTGAATTTCCCAATCTGGATTATATCATAAAGAATAATAAAATTTATTCGAAAACATCAGAACTAAAAGTAAATTCAGTAGATAAATTTAGATTACGTAATGTTGTCCATCATATCAAAGATTTAAATCAGCTATTAGTCAATCTTTTTAAATATTTAAAACCTAACGGAACGATTGAAATAATAGATTGTAATAAGAAACACTATTCAGCTAATGTATGTCTTGATAATCTCTGGTATCGATATGTAATTCCTAGAAAAGAAGTCTTTATAGCAGATGCATATCGTGACTATGCGAAACTAGCAAAAACAATCGGATTTAATGTTCTAAAACAAAATATGATTAACGAAAAAGAAATAACTATCTTGCAAAAATAATATGTATAAAATTCCTGAGAGATATAATACTTTTAATTTTTCGGACCTGACGGATGCTTGGAAAGATCTTGTCGCTGTAGCCGATGGAACATCAGAAAAAGAACTTTATTCATTAGCTGCAGATGTATTACGAAAAATAAAAAAGCCAGTAACGAAGGAAAATATGGATATTATTATTAGAACATTATTGTCACAAATCAAGGTTGAAATAAAAGACGACGAATAGGTATTTACAAAAGAACAAAAATTTATTATATTTGGGTTAAATTAAAAAAAGGATATAAAAATGGCACATCTTCCACAAATTATTACACATTTAACGGACAATGACTTTTATAAGTATACTATGGGTCAGATGTTCGTTCATCAGTTCCACGATATGCAGGTTGAATGGACCTACAAGAATAGAGATCCTGAACGTAAGTTCACTCGTGAGATGATTGATGAAATCAATTATCAGATTGACCTTTACGCCAAGCTCCGTTATACTCCGTGGGAACTTGAACACTTCGCTAAGATTGACTTCATGAAGCATGACTATGTTGGTTTCTTGAAGCGTTATACAATCGACCGTGACGAAATTACTTGTACGTTCGATGAAAAGATTGAACAACCGGAAATTCATTTCCGTGGTTATAACATCGATGTTAGCTATCATGAAGTTCCAGTTATGTCGATTGTCTCGGAAGTTTGGTTCCGTATGACCTATACTCCTGAGGAACAGGCTAAGATTATTGAAGATGCAAAGGAACGCTTCAAGCAGAAGGTTGATAAGCTCATTAGAGGTGAAATCAAGATTGGTGCATTTAGCGAATTTGGTACTCGCCGTAGATTCTGTAAGGAATTTCAGGAATGGGCACTTCGTTACATCAGCCAGTTCCAGTTCAACGGCACAAAGTTTGTTGGAACTTCGAACGTTTACTTTAGCTTCTTGCTTGGAACCAAGCCGATTGGAACTATGGCTCACGAAGCAATCGAACTCGTTGGTCAGGGCTTGCCGATTCATAACCCGGCTTACTCGAACCACTACATGATGAAGCACTGGATTAAGGAATATGGTGTTAAGAACGGTATCTATCTTACCGACTGTATCACCACTGATTGCTTCCTCAAGGACTTTACTACTGAATATGCAACGTTGTTCAGCGGTGTAAGACATGACTCGGGCGATCCGATTGCTTGGGGCGAAAGAATGCTTGCTCACTATATGAAGGTTGGCGTTCCGTATGCAAACAAGACTCTCTTGTTCTCGGATAGCTTGGACTTCCAGAGAGCAGAAGTTATCTATCAGCGTTTTGCACTCCGTTGTAATGTTGCTTTCGGTATCGGAACTTGGTTGCTCAATGATACTGGTTGGTTTAAGCCGATGAACCAGGTTATCAAGCTGACTGAAGTTAACGGTATTCCGGTTTGCAAGATTTCGGATGCAGCTGGTAAGTTCATGGGTAAGAGCGAAGAATATCGTGATTATCTCCAGCGTGCAATCGATTGGCGTGTAAATCACGAATAAAAATTAATTTAAACCTTATCTTGAAAGGGATAGGGTTTATTTTTTTAGGATTTATTATGAAAAAGTTTATGAAAATTCTTGCGACTATCTTTGGCATCACACTTGCTGGTGGTTTAATCTATAAAGAAAGAGAAACTATCGCAGATTTACAGAAAAGATTATTTGAAATACGACATTTCACGGGAAAGAAGTAAAATTACTTTTACATTTCTACTGTAAAATGTTTTCTATATTTGTAGTATAAAGTTAAAATTAAAGGAATAAAATTATGAAAGAATTAACTCAAAATGTTGTTAAGTGGACGAAGGAAACTTTTGACCGACTCGGTATTACAGATATGGTCTTAGGTATTTCTGGTGGTAAGGATAGCTCGGTAGTTGCAGGAATTGGCGTTGCAGCACTTGGTAAGGAACATGTTCATGGTCTCTTACTTCCGTGTGGTATTCAGAAAGATATTTCGGACTCGTATAAGCTTGTTGACCATCTTGGAATTAATTTTGACGTTCAGGATATTGAAACTCTTGTTAAGGAATCGTTAGCTCTCGTTCCTGGTGCAGATAAGTCCTATGATGCAAAGACCAATGTTGGTGCAAGAATTCGCACTAATCAGATTATGGTTACTGCTCAGACCCATGGTTGGTTGATGGCTAATACTTGTAATAGAAGTGAAAATATTGTTTCCTATGCTACACTTTGGGGAGATACTTGTGGTTCTTTCGCACCTGTTGATATGTTAACTACTGAAGAAATCATTGAAATTGGTGATGACCTTGGCTTGCCGCATGAACTTACACATAAGGTTCCGATTGATGGACTTCAACCATTAACAGATGAAGAAAAACTCGGTTTTACATATCATGAAGTTAATGAGCTCATTCGTAAAGGCATTCAAGGTCCAAATTTCGATAAAATTATGCGTGCTTACAATGCAGGAAAGTTCAAAATGGAAATGATACATATTCAACATTTTGATCCAAAACTTCCAGATTATTTCTTGGAAAATTTTGGAGTTTAATTAAAAATTGAAAGAATAAAACTATAAATATATTAAATAAAGAATAATATGTGGTAGTTTTATTCTTAATTAATACATCCGATTTTTGAAACGGTTAGATTTCGTAACTACCACAATAACGATTTCTAACCGTTTTATTTTTAGGTATTGTATGTCAAAAATATGTGGTATTTATAAAATAACAAATAAAGTTAACGGTAAATGTTATATTGGGCAATCTAATGATATACATAGGCGTTGGAAACAAGAGCTGGCACCAAATGCAAAATTAAATCCGCATTTAGCTAGAGCATTTGAAAAATATGGTATAGATAATTTTGAATTTGAAATTATTGAAGAATGCCAACGTGAACAATTAAATGAACGTGAACAATTTTATATTGAAATTTATCATTCTATAGATCCAAATCTTGGTTATAATAAAACTGAAGGTGGTGATGGCAATTTAGGCAGACATTTTATAATGTCTGAAGAACAAAAAGAAAAACTTAGAAAAGCAAATACTGGTAGAAAATATACAGATGATAAATTAATAAATGTTAGATATGCGTGTCAACATAAAATAGATCCAAATCAAATAACCATATATTGTTATGAAACTAATAAATATTATTCGTCTATTGGCAAAGCTGCAAAAGAATTAGGTATTTGTAAAGTTTCTATAATGCATGTTATAAATGGTCAGGATAAACATGCATTAAATTATAGATTTTGTAAAATATCAGATGATATAAATGAATTTATTGAATCTTGTCAACGTGTTGATATTTATTTAAAAGAACAGAATATAACTTTAAAACAATATTATTCAAGACTCGGAAAACCAAATAAAAAACAAGTTTTATGTATTGAAACAAATCAAATATTTGAATCTGCTTCTGAAGCGGCAAGACAAATGAATTTAAATAAACATTGTATTATTTGGTGTTGCAACGGTAAATATAAACAGACGCATAATTATCATTTTAAATATATTGAAAATAAGGGTTGACAAGTTTATATATTTTTATTATATTTTATTTTAACTAAGGGCTCGCCTGGTTTCGATTGGGTGATAGAGATATTAGTTGCAAGTCGAGGTCTCAGACGAGGGCACTCGTTAAAAAGTCTGAAAAAGATAAGTGCTAACACTTACGCAATGGCTGCTTAATTTATAGCAACCCTGAACCTATACCGTTCATCCATTGGGTGTAAAGTTCGGTCGCAAATGGATTAGGAAATAATTAAGTCTGTCTATTATTTCCGAAAAACACAGGCTAGTTTATACTGACGCCGACCTTCAGGGCATAGGTATAACGAATTAGTAAATACGAAGGGAAAGCTTGTAGGAACGGATATTGAAGTTGTTCAAGACTTGGGTTCGACTCCCAACGGGTCCATTAAAAGGGTTGACAAATGTCACCCTTATTATTAAATTTTATTATATGAAAATATTTTTAACAGTAATTTTAACGTTTATATTTTTTATAGCCGGTTTATTAGTTGTATTAGGTGCAATGAAATTATGCACACTTATTGCAATATGTGGATTACTTGGTTTCTTAGTTAAAGCATCTATTATTTTTATTGCAGTATGTTTAATAGTTTTGCTACTAATAGTAGTTAATAAAATAGGAACATTATTAGAACTTTGATATGAGTAGTTTTGGACCACATTTAATTGCTGGAATAACAGTTGGCACTATTGCCACTGGTATTTTAAGTATACATCAATATCCCGATTGGACTGCATTAACAATGTTACCGTTTATTGGCGGTGTTTGTGGTGCATTGACTCCTGATATGGATATTAAATCGCATTCCAGTATGTTCATGTATCTTTTATATGTCATCGGTGCATTATATCTGTTCTCTACGGGCGAACCTTTTTGGGCATTCCTATTACTGTTATATTCTATTATACCGCAATTCTTTACACATCGAGGGTTTATCCATTCAAGCCTGTTCGGCGTAATTTCGACAATCGGTGTATTTGCGGCGACATATTTTAATTTTAACGATTTCGCATTGTGTATTGCTATTGCATGCGGTTATTTCTTTGGTTTCCTATCACATATTTTATTGGATGAAGCATGAAAACTAATAAACAAGAACGAGAATATCATAAGATTAAAAAAGCAAATCGACAGATGCATTATGATAATGTACCTGAAGAGGAAGCTATTAAGGATTTTTCTTATGAAGAATGTATGAAATTTGGATATATTCAAATGGGAAAACGTCTTCCATATTATTATGGTAAAGACAAAGAAGCAGCTCGAAAGAAA